GAGAAGTTACAAACAGAGTGAGTTGGCTAATACATTAATAAGAGCCAATGATGTAGAGTTCTTGATATCTGATGATAGTCTGCCGGCACTAAGAGAGGACGATAACATTAGTATTATTGACGGGGATTCTACTTGGTATCCAGTAAGAATTCCTCCATTAAAGCCAGGTGAGACCGTGCTTCTATATAAAATTCAAGCCGCAAGAGAGAAAAGATAATGAAAAACAAAATTATTTTAGCAGCTTTTGTATTTATTCTTATTCCTGCATTTTCTTATGGAGCCAGTGTCAAGCTGGCTTGGCAAGAGAGCACGAGCGAGAATGTTGTTAAATATAGAGTCTATGTATCTTTAATTTCAGGTCTTTATGCTGATGGGTATGATGATAATGCAGCGGTGATAGTTGACGCTTACTCGGACTATAAAACTTTAGCCACAGTTGAAGGATTAACAGAAGGACTGAGATATTATTTTGTGGTGACAGCTGTAAACAGTGCTGGGCTTGAGTCGGAGTTTTCAAATGAAGTGGCAATCACGATTGGGGCAGGTAGTGAATCAAATCCTACCAGTACTGAGTTTGTTGATCCTGCACCGGTAATTTTATTGGCAATGATGAATATGACTTTAATTTAGGAGGTTGTTATGGCGAGGACGATGAGGATGGATGAAAGGTTAAAGGAATTAGAGAAAATAATTAAAGATCTTGAAACTGAAAACGCAGAATTAAAAAAGCAAATAGAAAAACTCAAACCTAAACAGGCACACTATAAGGGACCAAAAGTAAAGGAACATTATTCAACCACTAAGGTGAAGAAGGATGCCGTACAAGAAGTTCACGAAGAAGATTAAGGGCAAGACCAAATATTGAACAAAAAATAAGAACACAGGCAAGGTTGTCTGTTATGGTTCTGAGACAAAAAGGAAAACAGGTATCAAGATGAGAGAGTATTTTGCTCACAAATAGAGGGATAAAATGGTTAGGAATCCAACATTACCAAAAAGATACAAGAAATGGAAAAAACCAAAGTATATAAAGACAATGCATTCTGGAGCGACAGGGAATGCTATTCCAATTCTAAGAAAGAAGTATTATAGGAAGAAGTGATGCCAGGTTCAGATTACTACGAAGCTCTTGCAAGAAAGGTTAAAAATAAAATTGAGAGAATAGACCAGACTGCTATTGCTTTTGCTCGTACTCTGGAAGAATTTTCAGATGTAATAGATGCCGAGTATTCAAAAGTTGTTAGGCTGACGGTTTTGAAGATATATAAAAACATCGTAATGCGTTCACCTGTAGATACTGGCGCTTACAGGGCATCACATGGTATTGCCACGGGTGAGGAGCCAGGTGAAACAGAGAATATTAAAGGTGAACAAACAGATGCGGAGCTTGAAATGCTTGAGAGGGAGTTCCCTGATTTAAATTGGAAAGTTGGAGATGGAACAATCTGGATTTACAATAACCAACCTTATGCCGGAGTGCTTGAGACTGGCCATAGTAAACAAGCTCCGCATGGAGTTTATTCTGTCGCGTTGGCAGAGTTTCAAACCGCTTTGGAAAACGAAATTAGAAAGGCAAGGTTACTGGAATGACGCCTGATTCAATTCGATCTGCAATAGCAGTACATATTAATACAAGTTGGACAAGCACCCATATTGTATTTCCTAACAGAGAGTATAATCCTACTGGAGTATCTTGGATTAGACCGGTGGTGAGGATGGGTGAGACGTTGGAAGGAGAAAAAGGGACTGATGGTGTTGGGTTGAGATCAGGGCTGCTTATGACTTCTGTCTTTACTCCAAGCAATGAAGGGAATAGGACAGGATTGGGTTATGCAGGAACGTTTGAAGCACTATTTAGACGTAGAAATATTGGAGGGATAATGTTCGGTGAACCAAACACTCGGGAAGTAGGTGTGGATGAATTTGGATATTACCATGTAATGGTAACAGTGCCATTTTATGCATGGGTCGGGGAATAAATGTAAATTTTAACTGATAGGAGGTTAGGAAAATGGGAATAGGTGTAAGTAGAAAACAAAGAGTTTTTGCTGTAGTTGAATCCACTGTTGGTACTATTGTATTCCCCGCAACTGCTGATTTTATTCGGCCAGCTGGGGATGCCGTATTGAACCAAAATCCTGGTTTTACAGACAGCGAAGAAAAACAGGACACTCTTGATGTTCTGGATCGGTTTAGGAATGCTGTTCCACCTGGCGAGTTCACCTTGCCGATGTACCTGAGGACTGTAGCAAATTATGCCACACCACAGGGCGACATATTGTTTCAGAGTTGGCAAGGTGGTGTGAATCCAACCACTGCTGGTAGTCTGGCGTCTGGGGTTCTGGATACTCATAGTCAAACAGGTGCTACAATTTCTCTGATAACTGGTGGGACGTTTCCAGAGGTTGGAGTGATACAAGTCGGCACTGAGGAGATTTATTACGGTGCCATGGCCACTACGGCTTCTTCTGACAAGGTCAGGATAACCGATTGCACAAGGGGTTACAGATCCACAACGACTGCTTCTCATGCTTCAGGCGACACGGTTGATTTGTTAAGTCGTTGGTATCCACAGGATACGGATTCACCGAGTTTTAGTCTTTGGGTAGAATCCGACCATTTCACTCAAGGTCTTGCGGGTTGTTCTGTTAACAATGCTGTTTTAGGAGTGGATAATGAAGGGGCTGTTAATCTCACTTTTACAGGTCAAGGAACAGAGATGGTTTGGGCAGGTCGTACACAATTGGCTGCTCATGCTCTTGCATCCACTGGTGGTGGGGCAACATGGGCAACAGTGGACAATGCCAGTCTATTTAGTGTTGGTGCATATATTTGGAATGAAACTGCCCCAGACAGCAATAGCGGAGCAGGTCATATAATCACAGCTGTTAATGCGACAGACAACACTATTAAGTTTACTGCTTCAACCACCAATACAAGTTGGGCAACAGATGACTATATTTGTGGATATTTGCCTGAGGATGTTACGGTGCTTGGTACAGTAGTGGAAAGCAGAAATACTGACATTGAATTGGATGGGGTTTCTGCCACAATTAAAAACACAGACTTCACCTTTGACGTGCCGAAGGAATATATTACAGATGAGGTTGGGACGACTTATCCATCTGATTACATCGAGAACCAGAGAAGCATCATGGCTGATCTTGATTTGTATTTTAGAGAAGCCAATGCGGCGTATTTTAAAGAGGGCTTTGAAGGAAATGATGTTAGTTTCTGGGCTCGCTTTGGTGGCAATGCTGGTAGAAGGTTAGAGCTGTGGATGCCTCGTTGTAAGTTAGAGGTTCCTACGATAAACTTTACTGCTCCTGCCATTAACTTGACAATCCCATTGAAGGCATTGGGAACTGATGGTGAGGATAGTTGTCAGATTATTTTAACATAAACTTTTTGGGCACGGATAGGACCATGGCCGACAAGCAGTGTATCCCGGCACTGCTTCCGTGTCCAAAACAAACCGGGAAGTTACGGGAGGACGGGAAATGAAATTAAGAACAGAACGGAAACGGGAGAAGGTCGTTATTGAGAGGAATGGTGAAACCGCTGTATTTTATGGATCGCCATTGACACCGAAAGAAATTGCTAACCTGTTACAATCCTGCATCAAGATCACTTGGGAAAGAAACCAACGTTTTGAACAACCTGACATCTATAAATTTAAAGTCAAAAAGATGCAAAAGGTTATTGATGGATGGGAAGATGTTGAGGATATGGATGGAGTGGCGTTGAAGTGTACTCCTGAAAATATTGAGCTTGTTTATCTATTTAACTCTGAGTTAATCGATGAGGCGTTGGATAAGTTTGATCAATTAGGATTGGAGTATGAAAAGAATCAGGAGTATCTCGAAAAAAATTAATTAGCTGGGCCAGTTGGCTCAGCACACCAGGTAGGGTTGATTGTGAAGATTGTCGGTATGCATATGAAAAAGATGGGTTAAGTCCACCGTGCGATACTTGCCCACAACCTAAAGAGTTTATGTATGAGAATAGGAAAGTGTGGGATATATGGAAGACGCTTTCAAGTCATGATAGGCCAACAGATTTTGGCATTGCAAAAAAGATTCCGACACTTTCCATTCTCCACTTTTGTGAGTTGGAAGATTTGAGCAGAGAGGATTTTAATAGAATTTTACAGTTGGAAGATCATTTGTTTCCAAAAATCCTTGAATTATCAAAAGGGAAAGCGACCAAAAAAGGATAACAGATGTCAGTAAAGATACCGATCAGCACATCAGAAGCACAGAGGTCTTTAAAGCAGTTGCGTAAAGATTTACGGAATGTAGGTCTTTCGGCAAAAGACACCACTCAAGATGCTAAAAAACTTGAAGATAAATTGAAGCAAAAGTTTGGTGCAGAGAAGGCTAAGAGAGCAACTGATAATCTTGCTCGCTCATTAAAACTTACCAAAAGAGAACTCATTGCTATGAAACTCAGAGCAGGAGATGTCAGTGGTGCTTTTGGAATAATGGGTGGTAAGATGAAGAGCATGACAAAATCCTTAATGGGATTAAGGACTGCTATGATCAGCGTAGCTGGTATTGCGCTTTTTGGGATGTTGATCAAAAAGGGTGCTCAATTTGAACAAACAATGGCAGCTGTAAAAGGTATTACTGGGGCAACAGAAAAACAATTTAAATCCTTGACAGGGATTGCTAAAAGGTTAGGAGAGACAACAGAGTTTACAGCCACTCAGGCAGCTGAAGGTTTGAAGTTCTTATCGATGGCAGGATTCGAGGTGGCAAAGGCTATTGCTGCCTTACCTGGTGTTTTAGATTTAGCCACAGCTGGCCAGTTGGATTTAGGTGAAGCAGCGGATATTACCACTAATGCATTAACCGCAATGAGGTTGAATGTTAATCAGCTAAATAATGTAAACGACACTTTTGTTAAAACCATCACAACATCAAATACAGATATTAGGATGTTGGCAGAGTCATTTAAATACTCTGCTCCGCTTGCCGCAGGGCTCGGCTATGATATTCAAAAGCTATCCTCTTGGATCGGGTTGTTAGGTAATGCAGGTATTCAAGGTTCGATGGCGGGTACACAGCTAAATGCAGCATTCCAAAGATTGCCGAAAGTGTTCGACAAATATGGAGTGAGTTTGAGGCGAGCTGATGGGTCAACAAAAGATCTGACCGATGCAGTTGAATTATTAGAAAGACGTGGGGCTGAAACAGAAGAGGTTATGAAACTATTTGCTGCCAGGGGAGGTCGTGCTATGCTGGCCTTTCTTGGTATGGGTTCGTCTAAGATGCGAGAGTATGAACGGCTTATTCGTCTCAGTGAGGGAGAAAGTAAAAGATTAGCCAATACAATGAGAAATACTACTGTTGGAGCTTTTAAGGAACTGATGTCTGCTATTGAAGGAGTGCAGATCTCGGCATTTGAAGCACAGACAGGTGATTTAAATGTGATGATAAAAGGATTAACCAAAACAGTAAGGGAAAATAAAGATGCTATTCTTGCATTTGTAAATATGTTAGGGAAATCTGTCTACAACTTAGGTAAGGCTTTTATTTATATGGCAGGAGCATATAATAAGTTTTTAGATTTATTCTATGGCCCGATAGGAGGCAATGCAAAAAAAGAACAAATCACTTTTCTTGAAAATGAAGGTAAATTGCTTCAACGACGGTTGGAAGTTCTGGATCGCATGATGGTAAAAAATCCAGAGCTTATGGCCCAAACGAGAGCTTTGATTGAGACGAATAAAGAAAAAATTGCTTTGGCGAAAGAAGAACTGAAATTAACTGAAAAAATATCTGTTGCAGAAGACAGCTGGTTAACAAAAGAACAAAAGTTCCCTAAAAATATTGCTTATTATCAAGCTCAATGGGACGAAGAATATCGAATGTTAGAGGAGAAGATTGAGGCAACTGAAAAGGCTTGGAAAGTTGAGTCAGAATACAGGGCTTGGAAGAAGCAAGAAGAAAGAGATGCGACATATGGAACAACAAAATCACTGGCTGAAGCAAGAAAGGTGGTAAAAGAATATGAGAAAGAAATTGAAAAAGAAAAACAAAAGGCTATAGATAAAGGCTTGAAATATGCTGAGAAAGCCGAGAAAGACAGTTGGCTTGTTCGCCATGAGATGGTCGAAAAGTTCACAGAACAAAGGCTAAAGATAGAAGAGGAAATGATATTAAAGATGGAAGAGGAGTATAAACATTTCCTTGAAAACATTCACGATGAAACAGCCGATGTTTTTTACGACATCTTTTCTGGTGCTTTAGATAATTTCAAAGATTTTGCCGATCGCATGAAGAATTATTTTCTGAGAGTACTATCTGAAATGGCTGCTCAAGCTGTGGTAAAACCCATTGTAGTCCCTATTGTAGGTTCAATAGCAGGGGCTTTGGGATTGCCAGGTAAAGCTATGGCTGGTGCTGGTGGGGTTGGAGATATCCTTGGTATTGGTAAACTTCTTGGTGGATTAGGTTTAGGAGGAATAGGAGCAGGGGCAACAGCAACTGTTGGTGGGTCATTAGCAGGTTCTGGATTAGTTGGAGTGGGTACAGGAGGTATGTATGGACCAGCTGGGGCAGTTTCTGCGGCTACAGGTACTGCTTTAAGTTCCACATTATTAGGAGCTCTTGGTCCCGCGGCTTTAGGTGGTCTTGGTTATTCGATGGTTGGTGGAATGTTAGGATTGCCTCAAAGTAAATACTCGGGTTTAACAGCAGGAGCAGGGGCTGGGATCGGGTTTTTGGCTGGTGGTCCCATTGGTGCTGCCGCAGGCGCCTTGCTTGGTGGTTTATTGGGTAGCACTTTAGGTGGGTCAGATAGAGAAACTGTTCAAGGTAAATTTCGACTAACACCATCAGAAGAGGAACTTTTTTCTCTAACACAAACAAAAAGTAGAGGTGGTGGAGGCAAAGCAACCCGACAAGTCATTGAGGCTCAGCTGGCTCCATACAGAGAGTTGTTTAAAGGGATGCCAAAGAATGAGAAACAGGCTCTTTTAACAATGCTGGGGGTAGAGCAGTTTGGAGCAAGAGCACGAGGTTCTGAAAAACATCTTGAGGATCGATTTAAAAAGTCATTATCGAATATGGCTGAAGATCTTGATAAATTCCTTGAAGATGTTTTTATGGATTTTGGTAAGAAAATGGGCTTCAGCACGATGGAAGGGATGATGGCTGCTATGGAAGAGCAAAAGGCAGTGTTGGGTGATGCCCTTATGGTAGCTTTAGATTCTGGTTCCTTTCTTCTTTTCAAATCCACAATAGCTGAACGGATTTATAATTCTATAACAGAAGGATTAGTGCAGGCGATGATAAGCTCCTCATTTCTTGAACAATCACTTTTACCCGTTTATGGAAAGATACAGGAAACTTTTGCTGCAGCCACAGCTGGTGGAGGATTTGATATTGGAATATTCCGCGAGGGCATTGGGGGAGCCATAGGAAATCTTGGTAGTATTTTTAATCAAATGAAACCAGCATTTGATGAGATTGCAAGTTTGGGTCAAATGATTAGAGAAATGTTTATCGGACAATTCCAAACTGGTGGTATTGTGCCAAAAACAGGGTTGGCTATGGTGCACGAAGGAGAGCATATAAGCCCAGAAGGTGGAAACATAATGAATCTTACAATTAATGCAGACATTGTTACAACAGATAATGTTAGAAGCTGGATGAGAGATGTATTGGAAGATATGGGAAATTACAGGGAGGGCAGGCCATTGCAGAGATTTGATTTGCAAACTGCTGGGATAAATGTTTCATAAGAAAAAATTATTATCCTTAACACTCCTATTAATCTTCGCCATTTGCGCTCCGGCGTTTGCAGGTACGGCGTACTACTGCGATTTATCCGATCCTGGAACCGACAGCGGCAGCGCGGGTACATTTGAAGATCCGTTTGTGTCAATTCTTGAATGTAATAACACCTCGTTCTCCACGGGTGATGACCTGTACTTCAAGGCAGGTGAGACAGCGACAGAAACATATGCTCTTATAGTAGATTGGACCGGCACAAGTGGCGACCGGTTAATTATCGGAGCATACGATGGGGATGGCGACTTTGACATAACTGGATCGGACAGACCAGATATAATCGATGGTAGGTCAAGCCCTGGACAATATACGGGTATGATAGATATTGATTCAGAATCCTATGATTACATAACGATAAAAGATCTAAAAATCAATACATCTCAAACATACGGAATTTATTTAGATGGGCCAGATAGTCTGGTTGTTGACAATTGTTATGTTTATAATTCTTATTATTCTGGTATCCTTGTTGCCGACTGTGTTGATGGGGAGGTGACAGAATGTATTGTTGAGGGTACTGGGCAAGAAGGAGGAGCATATGCAGGAATTATAGCGACGGCATCAAATAGTGAAGGAAACACCTATGACATAAATTTCAATCATAACGTGGTTTTCAACACCAATAAAGAGGGAATGGAATTTAACAAAAAAGTCTATAATTCCGTAATGGAATACAATGTGGTCTATAATTCGGGTACAGTTCATATGTATTCTGATGCGTGTGCAAATAATATTTATAGATATAATTTGCTGTATAGCACTACAAATGTTGGTGATTATGCAGCAGACGGAACACGAGGTATTCATATAGCTAATGAGGCTGCGAGGGGTTATGACTATTTTGGTGGCGATAAAATCTATGGAAACCTAATCGCATACTGCCGCTATGGTATCGAGATATCAACTGAGATGAGTGGAGTTGTTGCAGATGATATACTGATTTATAACAATACCATCGTTGATAGTACCCGATATAATTTTTCTATCGACAGCGAAAGTGGCGCATCGGGAAATGAGATAAAAAACAATATCAGCGTATTTTATGATGAAGATGGAGCGCATTGTGACCAATATAGCGCAATAGGATTTACCTGGGATTACAACAATTTTGATTCCGCTGTGTCCGGGAATGCTGACTCTGCAAATATTGTAATAGGAGAACCGGTTCTTGCTAAAACATCTGGATGGGACTCTCTAACAGCCGGAAGCGTGGACGGAACAGAGTTTGCGATAACATCTTCATCTCCTGGAAAAGATACTGGAACAGATTTAGGAACCCCGTACAATATTGGCCTGTTTGAAGGTACAG